TCATGCATGAAATTGAAACACTCACCGGTGGACTCAATGACACAGTCAAGGCCATTGCTGAAGAACTGGAAATCAAACCCAACGTGTTAAAAAAAGCCATTCGCTTGGCACACAAGAGCGAATTTGGACGTGAGCAACAAGATCACGAGTTGCTTGAGCAGATCTTGACCACTGTGGGCAAGACGCTATAAATATCTCGCAGGAGACGAGTCGTTGCCGTAAGCAACATGAATCATGGCACGCCAGCCATAACTGGAGAAAGCATTGAGTTATATTGACGCACTATTTGATCGTGAACACGATCGCATACATGTAGTTGAACGCCGAGACGGCGAACGCAGATATCAAGAATATCCGGCCAACTACATATTCTATTATGATGATACCCGCGGCAAGTTTACCAGCATCTATGGCACACCTGTGTCAAGATTTTCGACTCGCAACAACAAAGAGTTCCGCAAAGAGATCCGCATACAGAGTGGCAAGCAACTGTATGAAAGCGACATCAATCCCATATTCCGTTGCCTGGAAGAAAACTACAAAGGCCAAGACGGACCTCGACTAAATGTAGCGTTCTTTGACATCGAAGTAGACTTTGATAGTGATCGTGGATTCAGTAGACCCGAAGATCCGTTCAATCCCATCACAGCCATATCAGTATATCTGGGTTGGGTAGACCGATTGATCACACTAGTAGTGCCGCCCAAGCACATGAGCTGGGCTACTGCACAAGAAATATGTGCCGAGTTTTCAGATACCTTGTTGTTCGAGCGTGAAGAAGACATGCTGAATACTTTTCTAGACATCATAGAAGATGCCGATGCCTTGTCGGGTTGGAACAGCGAGGGCTATGATATCCCTTATACCGTGAATCGTGTGACCCGTGTGCTCAGCAAAGATGACACACGTAGATTCTGCTTGTGGAATCAGTATCCCAAAGGTCGTACTTTTGAACGCTTTGGCAATGAAAGTCAGACCTATGACTTGATTGGTCGTGTACACATGGACTATATGCAACTGTATAGGAAATACACCTACGAAGAGCGTCATAGTTATAGTTTAGATGCTATTCTTGAATACGAAGGTCTTGAAGGCAAGACCAAGTTCGAAGGTACCTTGGATGCCCTATACAATCAGAACTTTAAAAAGTTTATTGAATATAACCGACAAGACGTCAACGGCCTGGCACAGTTAGACAAGAAGCTGAAATTCCTGGACCTGGCCAATACCTTGGCACATGAAAACACTGTGTTGCTACAGACCACCATGGGTGCTGTGGCTGTGACTGAACAGGCCATTATCAATGAAGCACATGAACGTGGACTTGTGGTGCCCAATCGCAAAGAACGTTACAGTGATGAGGATACACAGGCCGCAGGTGCTTATGTGGCATACCCAAGAAAAGGCATACACGAGTACGTGGGAAGCATAGACATCAACAGTTTGTATCCGTCAGCTATTCGTGCGTTGAACATGGGACCCGAGACCATTGTGGGTCAACTTAGACCTGTGATGACTGATCGCTATATTGCTGACAAAATGCGTAGCGGCAGCAGTTTTGCGGCTGCATGGGAAGGTGTATTTGGCAGTCTGGAATATACTGCTGTCATGGAACAACAACGTGGCACAGAGATCACCGTGGACTGGCAGGATGGCGAAGAGAGTGTACACAGTGCCGCCGACGTGTGGAAGATGATCTTTGACAGCAATCAACCTTGGATGATCACTGCCAATGGCACAATCTTTACCTATGAACGTGAAGCAGTGATCCCGGGCTTGTTGAAACGCTGGTATGCCGAGCGTAAAGAAATGCAGGCTAAACTCAAGGAATGTACCACGCCCGAAGATGAGGAATACTGGGACAAACGTCAGTTGGTCAAGAAGATTAACCTCAACAGCCTGTATGGTGCTATTCTTAATCCTGGCTGTAGATTCTTTGACAAACGCATTGGACAAAGTACCACACTTACAGGTCGTGCCATTGCTCGACACATGGATGCCTACGTCAATGAATGTATTACAGGTACGTATGATCACGTAGGCGAAGCCATCATCTATGGTGACACAGATTCCTGCTACTTCTCAGCATATCCTGTACTCAAACCCGAGATTGAAGCTGGCAACATGACCTGGAGCCGAGAAATGGCTGTGCAACTCTACAACAGCATTGCCGATCAAGTCAATGAAAGTTTTCCTGGATTCATGGAACAGGCATTCCACTGCCCTAGAGACATGGGCAGTGTGATCAAAGGTGGTCGAGAAATTGTGGCCAGCAAAGGTTTGTTTATTACCAAGAAGCGTTATGCTGTCATGTACTACGACAAAGAGAACAAGCGTGTGGACACACATGGCGAACCCGGCCGAGTAAAAGCCATGGGTCTTGATCTCAAGCGCAGTGACACTCCCAAGGTCATACAAGACTTTCTCAGTGAAATATTAAATGATGTGCTGACGGGCAAGACTCGCGAGCAAGTTATTGAAAAGATACGTGAGTTCAAGTATACGTTCAAAGAGCGACCAGGTTGGGAGAAGGGCAGTCCCAAGCGTGTTAACAACTTGACCAAGTATGCCAAGGAAGAAGAACGCCAGGGCCGAGCCAACATGCCCGGCCATGTGCGTGCGGCCATAAACTGGAACAATCTACGACGGATGAATTCCGACAAGTACAGCATGCAGATTGTGGATGGCATGAAGACCATCGTGTGCAAGCTCAAGTCAAATCCCTTGGGTTGGACCAGCATAGGCTATCCCACAGATGAAACCAACTTGCCTGTTTGGTTCAAGGAACTGCCTTTTGATGACACAGAAATGGAAGCCACTGTGGTAGATCAGAAGATCGACAACTTGTTGGGCGTGTTAGGTTGGGATCTAGCTTCTGCCACCAACACAGAAAACACATTCCAGACTTTGTTTGAGTGGTGATATGACTTTTGAACAACTGTTGTTGCTAAAAAACCAACTGCAAAACTTATCATTTGCTGACGTGACCCAACAGATATCGGCTAGATTTGATCTGATCTCAGATCAGATAAATCGTCACGAACAGGTATTTGATTCTGAGCAGGTGTCAAAACTCTATGTCGTGCATGAAAGTATACAAAAAAGTTGTGAGCAGTTTGACGCTGAGTTATCGCTATACAAACAAAAAATTGATGCCAAGATAGTGGAACAATCCACTTATTGGTTTCAAAAAAGTCATGCACAATATGAAAAACTATTGCAGACCGGATATGCGCAACATATAGAATCAGCTGGTATCCATCGAAATAAAAAAACAAGTTTGCCGGTCTCTCTAGAAACACAACTTCGAGCACGAGTGGCCAAGTACACCAGTTGGAAACATCCTGCCATGTGCATACATCCCATGAATGAATACTTTGTGGATGACATGGTGGCCGGTGATCCACTATATCTGGTTGATGAAAGCCAGTTTTTGCTTGATACAACTATGCGACGATTTGGAACCACCTATCAAAATCGTTTGAGATTGTACACCATAAAAGAATCTTTTGATCATGCCGTTCTACAGGCACTGCCAGACAATCAGTTTGGTTTTTGCCTGGTCTATAATTATTTGAACTACAGACCTTTTGAACTTGTAAAACAATATCTGGCCGAAATATATAACAAACTTTTGCCTGGGGGCACCGTGGCCTTGACCTACAACGATTGTGATCTGCACACAGCCATACAAATGGTCGAACAAGACATCACCTGCTATACTCCAGGCTCGCTGATCCGTGGCTGGGCACAGCACCTGGGCTATGAGGAAATCTGGATATGCCAGGATCTCGAACCTACTATTTGGCTGGAACTCAAAAAACCCGGCATTCTGAAGTCATTGCGCGGCGGACAGGCCCTGGCACAAGTTCTGCCCAAATCTGTTGCTGAATCTAAATAAAACATGTATAATCAAACACAAGGAGAAATATCAATGAGAGACCATTTGTTAGACTTAGTAGAACACACACATGACCTAGGTGTTATTGACCTGGTCAAGATCACCGGCGACGACAAATCGACCGTGATCAACGGCTTGGCCGAAGATCGTAGCGTGGTAGTAGAAGGTGCTTTTGCACAACCACACGCAGACTTTATTGGTACGTTTGGCATGCCAAATTTGAGCAAATTGAAGATCCTATTGAACTTGCAAGAGTACAAGGAAAATGCTCAGTTAAGTTTGACCCGCAAGGACACAGGTGCTCCAGATGGCATCAATTTTGAAAACGCCACTGGAGATTTCAAGAACAACTACAGATTCATGGCTTCAGAGATTGTGAATGAAAAACTCAAAACTGTAAAATTCAAAGGCGTAAACTGGCACATTGAATTTGTTCCAACTGTGGCCGCGATCCAGCGTTTAAAAATGCAGGCACAGGCCAACGCCGAAGAAGTCAACTTCCAAGCCAAGACTGAAAACGGTGACTTGAAGTTTTTCTTTGGTGATCACAGCACCCATGCAGGAAACTTTGTGTTTCATCCTGGTGTGACTGGTACGCTAAAACGTGCATGGTCCTGGCCCATCAAGACCGTGATTGGTATTCTTGATTTGACTGGTGACAAGACATTTAAAATCAGTGATGATGGTGCAGCCATGATCACTGTGGATTCAGGTCTTGCTGTTTACAACTATATCCTGCCAGCACAGAGCAAATAATGGACCTGTTGATTGGAATCGCACTGAGCGTGGTCTTGATCTTTGGCCTAATATTCCTCAGTGTAGGTATTGGCAAGTTGGCCGGATGGCTGTCAGGACACAATGAGCCAAGATAACTTAACTGCCAAACAGAATGACTATGCGGTTTTTCTGCCAGCCATAAGTGGCTTCTATGCCACGTTTATTGGCAAGCAACGTGATCCTGTGGCAGGTCCTTATGTGGATCCTGCCAGGATGCCTGCGGGTATCCAGGACATGGAACAGATGAACTGGCTCAACAGCTCTAAAGGTCTGTTTCCATACAAGTGGAGTCTGTATTCGGGCGGTCATGCCAACTTGGATCTCAACAAGCAAGACTGGTCAGAAGACATGGTGCGTAATCGTGAACCCAACACACTGATCCTGGGCGACTCAGGTGGATTCCAGATTGCCAAGGGCCTGTGGGAAGGTGACTGGAAGGCCAACTCAGGTTGTCCCAAAGCACAAAAGAAACGTGAAGCAGTGCTGAAATGGTTGGATGGTGTGGCTGACTATGGCATGATCTTGGATATTCCAACCTGGGTCATACATGACAAAAAAGCTTCGGCCGCTTGCCAGATCACTACCTTGGAAGAAGCAGTGGAAGCCACCAAGTTCAACAACGACTACTTCATGAAGCATCGCAAGGGCAAACGCAACGGTGGTGCCAAGTTCTTGAATGTGTTGCAGGGTGCCAACCATGCCGACGCAGATCGTTGGTATGACATCATGAAACACTACTGTGATCCTGCTCAATATCCCGACACACACTTTGATGGTTGGGCCATGGGTGGTCAAAACATGTGTGATGTTCATTTGGTATTGAAACGACTTGTGGCATTGCGACATGATGGTCTATTACGAGAAGGTGTGCATGATTGGATGCACTTCTTAGGTACGTCAAAGTTGGAATGGGCGGTATTGCTCACAGACATCCAACGTGCTGTTCGCCGATATGTGAATCCAAGTTTCACCATCAGCTTTGACTGTGCTAGTCCATTCTTGGCCACGGCCAATGGACAGGTATATCATCACATTGACTTGCCACACAATGACAAATGGTGCTACAGGATGAGTCCTATTGTGGACGACAAGAAATATGCCACAGACACACGCCAATTTGGTCCGGCTGTGTTAGCTGATGGACTTATCAATCATTTTGATGAAAGCCCGATCAGCCGGCAACTACAGATGAAAGACATCTGTATCTACAAGCCTGGCGATTTAAACAAGATTGGCAAGGAAGGCAAGACGTCGTGGGATAGTTTCAGCTATGCCTTGCTAATGGGTCACAATGTTTGGATGCACTTAGAAGCTGTGCAACGTGCCAACAGAGAATACGACTCAGGTTCATGGCCGGCCATGATGTGGAATCAAAACGGTGATCATGCCCGATTCAAAGACATCGTTGATGCCATATTCGCCACGGACAATCGTGAAGAATCAGAAGCCATAATCGAAAACTATGACCGTTATTGGATGGACATCGTAGGCACACGTGGATTCAAAGGCAAGAAAGCCAAAAACGCACACAGCCAGTTCAATGCCTTGTTTGAAACGGTTGACGATGCGGATGAGGATAGTGTACAATTAGATGAAGACTTTAGCCCGGACCAACAGGCCCGATTAGATCAACTCCAACATGAACAAGCATGATAATGAACAAATTTACTCTTGGCGACACAGTGAAAAAAGTTTCTGGCAGTCAATGGCACGGAACCATAGTAGGCACTTATTCCACTGAACTAACACCAGAAGGGTATGCAGTTGAAAGCTGGACTGAGCGAGGATCAGTTCAAATCTATCCAGCCAAAGCACTTGAATTTTGGACTCCTGTCAAAGAATAGTTGCGAGACAATGAGTGTTCGTTGTTTAGCCGCCTATCATAATCTGGTATTTGACACCGACGGTCAGGTGCGAATCTGTTGCAACAGCTCACAGACTCTTGAAGTAGAAGGACCGTTGGATCAAGCACTGACCAACCCCTGTGCTGCGATCATACAACAGGATCTTGACAATGGTCGACATCATCCCAACTGCAATCAGTGCTGGAGAGAGGAACGCAATGGAGATCGCAGTTATAGACACAGTTACAATGAAATGTATCCAGACTTTGACTGGGTCCCACAGTTGAAAACAGCCCATGTACAATGGGACAACACCTGTAACCTTACCTGTGTATATTGTGGACCCAAGTTCAGCAGTTCTTGGGCCTCATTGTTGGATGTAAGAGATGGATATCGTAGTCCCTTGCAGTTCAGCGACCACACATTAAGTGGTTTAGACATGATCACATTGGCCGGAGGGGAACCAACTTTGAGTAAACCCAATGCCGAAATATTAGCAAGACTGCTGACCATAAATCCAGATTGCGAAGTCATAGTCAATACCAATTTAACACAACCACTTGACAGTGGTGTGTCGCTGTTGTTACAGAAATTCTCAAGGTCAAAAATCATTGCCAGCTTTGAGTCAACTCAAAACAGATTTGAATATATCAGGCATCGAGCCAAATGGGAGAACTTTTCTAACAATTTGATCGCAGTTAAAAATCAAGTTCAAACCTTGCAAGCTAATATGATATTTTTTCCACTCAGTGCTGGTGCAATTGACCAAACATTGGATTGGGCATTTGAACACATAAATCCTGCAGAAATTTATCTAAATGACTATCATGGTGATGCTCTTACCTGGAATAGAGTTGGTAAACCTCAACTTGACAACATGGTTGATAAAATCTTAAAATATGCTGATACTGCTCCTATCAATCTAGCACAAGAACTCAGATCAAAATGTCAACAGATGCAATCGGATCAAACTCAAACAAACATGCCCTGGTTGGACAACTTTGATAAGTTGACCAATCAAGATCACAAATCTATTTTCTCGGAACTTTATCAATGAATCGAAACGGACACGACTCGGCTAGATTTTTCGTAGGTACTGAAGTAGAACACACACCAGCACATGGGCAACGCACTCTATTTGTAGTGGGCCTACAGGACTCACGTGAGATCATGGACACAGCGGCACAGCATACCTGCTCACATATATATTTTGGAGCCAATCAAAGTTTTCCCCGATTAGATACCAATGATGGCAATGGATGGCAACCCTGGGAAACCATGATTGGTGACTGTCTTGACGCAGGATTTTGGTGCACCTTGGACTTGGATGTGGCCTGTACCGAAGGCCTGTTGGAAAGCGCATTAGTCGAGTATGATAGATTCATACCCATGCTGTCGGTTAAACTACCCTATATACGACAGCTGGGTTACAATGCCAC